GCATCCGGACGCTGCCCTCGCTCGCGACTACCTGCGAGGCCGCGGATTCTCTCTCGAAAGCTGCGAGCGGTATCGACTCGGGTGGTGCTCGAATCCGGACGGCTCGACTCCGAAGTCTGCTCGACGAAGAGTCCTGCCGACTGAGGTCGAATCGTCAGGACCAGGATGGATCGTTCTGCCTTCGTTCCTCCGTTCGCTCGACGGTCGACCGGACCCTGCTTCCGCAGCGGTCGTCAAACTTCGGAGCGTTCCTCCGAGCGAGCGAGCGTTCCGGAGACTCGTCGGAGGCGAGTCGATTCTCTTCGCTCCGAACGGTATCGATCCGACCTCGACCTTGCTCGTTGTCGGAGGCGAACTCGATGCCCTGTCTTGCGTGGTAGCGGGCTGGTCGAATGTCGTTTCCTCGACGGTGGGCGAACCGAATTGGAAGCCAGAGACGACCGCTCTCCTCGACTCATGCGAGGACATAGTGGTCACCTATGACAACGACGAAGCGGGCCGCAAAGGCGCAGCGAAACTTGTCGAGACGCTCGGCTCTCATCGCTGCCGAGTCGGCACCTGGCCGAGCGGAGTCAAGGACGCGAACGAAGCGCTCCAAAAACTCGGCTCCGGATTCGATGTCGCGGCAGTCATCGACTCGTCGAAGTCCTTCGGCACGGAGTCGATCGTCAAGGTCTCCGATGTCCGCGAAGAGTATGTCGCCGAACTCAGAGGCGGCAAGCCGCGAGGAGTCTCGTCTGGCTGGCCGGACCTCGATGCCTTAGTCGGTGGAATCCGATTCGGAGAGGTGACGCTAGTCACTGGAGACACGGCCTCCGGCAAGTCGACATTCTGCTCGCACTTCGCGTTGAACATGGCGAGCGCAGGACATCGAGTTCTCTTCTGCCCTTTTGAGTTAGGACCGAAGCGGCAACTCGCGAAGTTCGTTCGTCAGTTCTCGCGGTCCGCGCCGGACCTCCTGTCTGACTCAGACCTCGACGGCACGCTCGATGCTCTCGACGGACTGCCTCTCTTCCTGCTCCGCCGCTATGGCTCGATCAAACTGGAAGCGATGCGGAACACTTTGCTGCATTGCATCCGTCGACTCGGAGTCCGGTTCGTCGTGCTCGACCACCTGCATTTCATGATCTCCGAAGGTCCGGAAGAGCGGACGGACCTTGACGCAATGATGAAGTTGCTAGCCGAGGTCGCCGTCGATCTCCGAGTGCACATCGTTGTCGTCGCGCATCCTCGCCAGGCGCACTCATCGAATGAGACACACAAGGACAATCGAATCATCCAGGCGAGCGACCTCAAAGGGTCGGCAGGATTGAAGCAATTGGCCGACAACATTTGGTCCGTCTGGCGACCGCGCAAGGCAGATCGAAGCGACTCGAAGCGAGACGCGAACTCGTCAGTCGCGGTCGTCTATGTCCTGAAGAATCGCGACGACTTCGGTTCGGAAGGTTCGGTCGCGTTCCGCTTCGGTCTCCAGTCCGCAACCTTCGAGACAGCCGACGAAGACGACTCATCTCCCGCGCCTCCGAAGACGCTCGCGAGTATCCTGCCGCAGACCGACCAGGCACCTCGACAGAGGAGACTCCGGAAGGTCGCAATCGACACGCCCCTACCGTCCAAGCATTGGACAGAAACCGAGAAGGACTCCGAATGAAACCGCAGCAAATCATCTCGATCGAAGACTCCGAATCGAGCGAGGTCGATCGTTGGCAACGCATCTCGATTCTCCTCGCGTCTCGACTCGTCTTGCGAGGCGATGACCTCCACGATCAGGACCTCCGAGTCCTTAGCGATTTCTTCTCCGAACTCCTCGACCGGAAGAGCCGATGAGATACCTTTCGCTCTGCTCTGGTATCGAAGCAGCATCGGTCGCCTGGCACCCGCTCGGCTGGACTCCGGTCGCGTTCGCGGAGATCGAACCTTTCCCCTCTTCGGTGCTCTCGCATCGCTTCCCTACCGTGCCGAATCTTGGAGACATGACCCGCCATGCAGACTGGAAACTTGAGTCCGGATCAGTTGACCTTGTGGTCGGAGGAACTCCCTGCCAATCCTTCTCCGTTGCCGGACTCCGCGCTGGAATGGCTGACCCTCGTGGCAACCTCGCTCTCACATTCTTGGCTATCGTCGACCGACTTCGGCCGGAGTGGGTTGTCTTCGAGAATGTGCCAGGCCTTCTGTCATCGAACGGAGGACGGGACTTTGGTGCCTTCCTCGGGGCGCTGGTCGAACTCGGCTACGGGTTCGCGTATCGCGTGCTCGACGCACAGCACTTCGGAGTCGCCCAGCGCCGCCGTCGAATCTTCGTTGTCGCAAACGCTACTGACTGGCGGCGTGCCGCAGCGGTTCTTTTTGAGCCCGAAAGCATGCGCCGGAATCCTTCGGAGAGCGGAGCGCAAAGGCAAGGCATTGCCCGCTCCGTTATTGGAAGTCTTGACACGGAGTGCGGAGCAACTCGGTTGACGCATCAGTCCGCCGCGAACGGTCATCTAGTGCCCTGCTATTGGAACGGAGATCAGATGTCTCCGACCCTCGACGCGGTGCTCGCGAAGCGGCACGCGATGCCCGACAAAGGTCGCTTTCCTGCGGTCCTCGTCGAGGCCGAGTCGGCTCCGTTGAGTCGAGCAACATTCACGAAGACAGGGCATGCAGAATACTCGCAAGGAGTCGGCACGATCCGCGCCTCCGGAGGCGATGTCGGAGGCGACAGCGAGACGATAGTCGTGGACTCGAATGCCGTGGCCACTCACGAACCGATCGCGTTCCACCCGACACAAGTCCCGATCTCGAGTGTCGGGATTTCACACTGCCTTGGAACAGGATGCAAGGGAGGTCAAGCGACTTGCGCCGTGACGACCGCGCTCTCTGTTCGTCGACTGACTCCCGTTGAGTGCGAGAGGTTGCAAGGATTCCCGGACGACTGGACGCTCGTTCCTCATCGCGGCAAGGCGGCCGCAGATGGACCTCGCTACAAAGCAATCGGCAACTCCATGGCCGTGCCAGTCGTTCGGTGGATTGGCGAGCGCATCGCCGCAGTCGACAAGGTGACCCGATGAGCATGCTCGACAGAACGAAGACCGTGACCCTGCGAGACGGCCGAACTCTGACCCGCTCGCTCTTCCTCCAGACCGCAGTCGGTGAGCCGTCCGAGCGGCTCGTTGTCCTGACCGTTTCGTTCGGTTCCTGGTTGGAGACGAGCGACCTGCCGCTCTACTTCGAGAGCGCAACCTTCGAGACCGATGAGTCGCAAGAACCGCGAGGATTCATTCGAGTGGTCGAGCGCTATCGCTCCGCTCCGGATGCGGTCGACGGTCACAATCGCTGGTGCCAGATGCTCGACAAACCGAGGCGCTTCGACCTCGAAGACGATGAGGACTTCCAATGATTCACGAACTCAACTCTCCTCCCTTCCGAACCTCTGCCGAGGCCGTCTCTGAATCGCGTGCGAACGCGAGTCGCATCGCCTCCGTCGAGTGGAGCCACGACAATTGGGCACACCTCTTCGAGCGATGCGAACTGTCGACCCGCTGGACTGACGGAACGGTCTTCACTGGAAGCGATTGGTGCGTCCTCCTGCTTCCGCGAGGCAAGACCCTCATGCAACTCCACGAAGCGGGGGAGTTGTGACTTTCTTCGGCATTGACCCAGGCGGCTCCGGAGCAATCGCTGCGATCGAAGACGGAGGCCGAATCATCTCCGTCGAGAGGTTCTCGAAAGTCGAGGTCGAGGGAGGTATCGCCTTGCTCGTCGCGGACTTCCTCGAGCGCTTCGACGGAGAGCGGAGTCTCGTCATCGAGAAGGTCGCTTCGCGGCCTGGCGAAGGAGTCGTCTCCGTCTTCTCCTTCGGCCGTTCCTATGGCGAGGCGATCGGCGCGGCAGTCGTCTCTCGCTGCCTCATCGAGAAGGTCTCTCCGCAACGGTGGCAACGCGACTTTGGCCTGCTCCGCGAGCGAGGTTCGACGGACTCGAAGACCGATCACAAGCGAGCGGTGAAGCAGGCCGCGGAGGTCCGGTGGTCGAGGAAGTTCTTGCGCGAAGAGTCGGACGCAGTCTGGCTCGCGGAGTGGGCCCGACTCTTCGGGTCGCGGAGAGTGGACGGAGGTTGCGATGCAAAGCAGTGATCGACTAGGTTCGGAGATGCGGTCGAGAGGTGGGACTCTCGATTCTGGAAACGGAGAGGTGGCTCCTCGTCCTGTCCTTCGAGGAGCCACCTTCGCGCCTCTCTCCACGGTCTTCCAGAAGTCTGTCGACAAGAGTCCGGAGAGCGACATCGCGCTCGCTCTCTTCGTGGTCATCTTCCTATCCTATGCGTTCGGCACTCTGATCGCGGAGTGGCTCCGTCGAGAAGACCAGGAAGAGAAGAACCGAGCGGAGCGCCAACGCGATGACGAAGACCAGGCAGAGCACTGACCCTATGCCTTCCCTACCCTACCCACCTGTCGAGGCACCTATGCCCCTAATTTCGCCCGTCATCGCCACGCTCGA